TTGCTCCACACCGATGGTGGTGCCGTGCCCGCCGTGCACCAACAGCATGGAATCCAACAGCACACCGTCAATGGTGAGCCGCCCGAGCCGGTAGCCTTCACCGGGTGAGGGCTGGCCGTTGGCGACCTGGGTGGTGAAAATCTGGTTAGTGGCCTCGTTAATGGTGAATGACTGCATCACCGTCGATTCCGGTAGGTTCAGTGTGGTGTAGAACGCCGGGGATGTTTTGGCGAAGTCAAAATCACCCAACACTTCGGTGTTGAGTGTCATCACTTCGGTGTTGAGTGCCGCCACTGTTGCCGCCGTCTCACGCACGGTGGCGTCATTGGCTACAGCGTAGGCAACCTGGGCGTCACTGGGCGGCGGGCCGGGTGTGCCGGGTGCGCCGGGTGTGCCGGGTGCGCCGGGTGGTCCCTGGGCGGCATCGGGCAATGCTTCCAGTGCCGCCCACCATGCGGCCTCCGGTTCCGCGTCGGGGGCGAGGGTGTCAGGGTTGACGCGCACCAAATCGGGGAAATCCTCGCCGGCCGTCGCGGGTACGGTCACGTATTCGGTGGTGCGTGATGCACCGGTGATGACCACCGTAATTTTCCATGCCCAGTCCGGGGCGGTGGGGTCCAGGTTCACGGCCACGGTGCCGGTGGCCGGGAGTTCGACGGTGAACGGGACCGGCAACACAATGGTGTCCGGTTCGCCCTCAATGATGCGCTTACGGGTGGGTGCAAAAGAAATGTGCCCCATGAGCGGCTGGTTGCCGGTGGCCGATGGTTTAGCGTATTTGAAACGTATCTGTGTCATTTGTGCCGTTCGCAATAGTAGTTGCCGAAATCATTGGGCAGGTCATCCACGAGTGTTGCACACTCCCCGCACTTGTGCAGAATGATAACGGCCATTATGTGTGACTGTTGATGGTGTTGACAAAATTGATGATAACGCCCACCATGCCGGGAACGCCTATGCGCATGGCCCATTTCTGCCATTCTTCAAGGTCTTTGATGCGCATTTCCAGAAACGAAATGTCGCGCGTGGTGGGACGTTCGCTAACATCCCTTTTCACTTCTTTAATGTCACTGCGAATGAGTGCTACCGCCCTTGAAAGCTCTCCGTTGGTGATCTGTTCAGTTTCTACGCTCACGCTTCGTGCCGCCCATCCGGGGTGTTGGGGAGTGCCAGGGCGGTGGAGCCAAGACCCAGGATAGCGGCTACGGCGTTGAGAATGGGCGTTACCCAGTCATCCTGTAGCCACCCGGTAATGAGCAGAATGGGAATGAGTGCGGCTACTACGGTGTAGATGTAGCGGCGCACTGCCGGGTCTTTGAGCTTATTCAATTGTGTCCCCTAGTGTTTAGCGTTTGAAAATTTCGGTGAATGCGTTGCGTGATTTGGAGCTATCGAAATAGGTGGAGCCGTTGCGCCATGCTGTGCGCAACACCTGCACCATACGGTCATTGTACGTGATGAATGTTTTATTGTCAGCCATCCTATCCGGCAACATGGTAAAGATACTTTCCTCTTTTGGCCGACGTTCCTGTACAAAGAACTCCTGATTTGCCCAACTTGCCCACACAGAGAATGTACCCTGTTTTGTCTCAATTGTGTAATTGTATTTGGCGTCGGCTGATTTCTGCCGGATCAGATTGTTTCCGTTGTCTTTAAATTCACTGCCCACAGCATAGTCCGCATACTCTGTACCCTGAATGAATTTACCAAACTTTGTTTGGTACACTTCATTGTTAAAATCCTTTGCATCAACAAAATGACATAGGCCGAAGTTATCAGCGCCAAAGGTGAACAGCTCCCCCACTTCATCCGGCTTGATATTGTACGCCAGAAAATAGGGGTTCATGATACTGACAGAGTTGGCCAGGAAAAATACTTTTGTCTTGTCCATAAAACGGTCAACGGTCACATAGAAGTTCTGGAATGCGTCAGCCTCATTGGACAGATAATGTGTGGTGCCCTTTTCAATGATGAATTCATCAAAGATAATTGTCTTCACTTTCGGGAAGGAGACGCCTTTCATTGATTGCCCACGCGACAATGGCACAAAGTAGCCAATTGTTGACCATGCACGTTTCTTTTCATCCCGCGTTTCGGCGGGTGCCATTTCCGCCAACCAACCATTGGTGCGGAAATCATGGTCAGGGAACTCATGTTCAATGTCAGCAAAGAATGTCTTGGAAGATGTTTGCAATTCTTCCTTGTACCGGCGGACAAAAACAAACTGTTCACCGTTCCTGATGGCTTTACGCAATACGTGCTTCTTTGCACCATACGTTTTACCCAAACCGCGCGAACCCACCAGGAAATTGAACGTGGCATTATACGAATGGATTTTATCGAAATTGTAGTAACTTTTCGGGGCTGTGGCTGTGCTCATTAGACGTTTACACCGTGTGCTCTCAGAATGGGGAGGGGATCAACAAATTGCACCCCGTAATTGTAGGGCGGTGGCCAGGGGTTTGCGTGGTTGCCGATGCTCATTTCAAAGTGACAGTGAGTGCCGGTCACGTTGCCGGTGGCGCCCTCGATGAACAGTTTTGTGCCCGCCGTCACAGTGTCACCCACATGCACTGACAACGATTCGTCGGCGCCGTGGTAATACGCGAAGGTGTACGCACCGTCGAGTGTGTGGCCCTTCACAAACGTGCCACCCGTGGCGTTGCCGCCCTCAAACGCATCAACCGCCATCGTGACCACCATGTCAGTAACGGAGCGCACCACTCCCCCGGTGGGGGCGGTCGTGGTGGAAAAATCCGCGCCGTAGTGGAAACCACCTGCGCGCATCCCGAATCCGCTGGTCATCACCGCACCGGCCAAAGGGTGCACCCAGGAACCGGCCGGCGGCGGGTCGGTCGGATCACCCGGGGGCACCCACGGATCATACGTCTCGGGCACTTCACCCGATGCGGCGCGCGGCAGGAACCGGCCGCGCCCGTCAGGGTACGCCAGAGCCGTCTTACCATCGGTGTAATGAATGTGTAACTGATTCCCCACCTTTTCCAGGTAGCGAATAGTCGAATAATCAATAGGCATGAAAACAAGAATACCCCACCCTTGCGGATGGGGTATTTCTTGTGAATTTACTTATGCCGGCGGGCCGGCGATTTCGTGGTTGACGGCCATGGGCGTCTCGTACACATCATAGTAGGTGTAGCTGATTTGGTAGGGGTACTGGAATGGCGGGCACGTTTCGTCAAAACGGTTGCCGCGCACCAGCTTATTCCCGAATGCCCGGATGCCGTAAACGTTGGGCGAACCGGGCACGTTGCGGCTGATGGTGTTGTTCTGCACAATTGCCGCAGACAGGGAGCCGAACGACATTGCAGACGGCGCCGAATCCTTGAACGTGTTATTAACGGCCGTGATGTTTTTGGCCGGCTGATCCCCTCCGGTGGCGTGAATGTCGTACACGCCAGTTGTGTGCCCGGAGAAGTGGCAATTGTCGAAGGTAATATCTTCGGCCAGGAAGTGCACCAAAGCATTCGCACTGCCGGCGTAGTTGAACGTCGGATCAGAGATGAAGTGACAATCATCGAAGCCAACACCACGGTATGCGCCCACCGCAACGTTATGGTACTGGGCACCGGGCGGCGTCTGGTCGTCGGGCACATCACCGTCAGTCTGATCCACGCCGCCGAAAAACACGCGGGATGGGAAACGTCCGGTACATCCCACCAACTGCACATTCTTCGCTGTGAGTGACAGGACCGCCGGAGCGCCAGGGTAGTTGACATGGTGGCCGATGTGCCGGAGCGAAAAGTTCACTTCGTTGTATTCGGCCACACAGCCGATAAGGCGCACCATGCGGCCGGCGGACATGTTGCCGTGCGCCTTCACTTCAAAGCCGTGTGCGGAGTCGGTGGCGTAGCAATCTGTGGCCGTCACATTGTATGAGTAGTCGTCAAATTCAAACCCGTTGGAGTTCACATATTTGGTGTCGTACTTGTGGCGGGTGCCCAGGGCACGGCACCGGGTGAAGTTGATAATGCCGGAACCGTGCGTGGTGAAACCATCATCACCGTACCCCTTGGCTGTGCAATCGGTGACGCTGATCTGCTCAGACGGTCCGGGGATGATCGCACCATCACCCGCGTTGCCGTACACCGGGGTAGTGATGTCGAAACAGTGCTGAACCGGGTTGTACGAATGGATTTTTTCGATGTGCACGGCGGTGGCGTTCACCACCGAAATGTTGGTGCCGTAGATCCCGCCCTGGCCGGTGGGGTCGGTGCGGTTCGCTTCGTTGCCGTCGAAGTCGAAGTGCCCCCAACTGGTCTGTGTCACGCCGGCCGGTGTGACAAAGCCACGGTTGCCGCGCGGCGCGGCCGCGTTGACACGGAAAATGGTGGCACCGTTGCCGGCACCGTGGAAATGGTTTCCCGATGCCTGAATGGCTTCACCCAGGAATTCGCACGTGCCGGCGGGTGTCAGGACGGTGCCCACGGTTTGTGTGGCGAGGCGCAAGCCGGCGGTGTTCTGCGCCACGATGGCCGGTGTCCACACGGGTGCGTCGAACACCACATTGAACGGCGGTTTGGTCACGTCATAGAACACCGGGTGGCCGGCGTTCGCCTGGGAGTCTGCCCAGAGCCCCAGGGCGGCGTGCGTGGCTGATGCGGTGTCAATGATGAGATCGGCCATTGCCTCATCATTGAGCGCCCGAAGTTCCGCCACGATATCGGCCATGAATGCGGTGAAGCGTTCATCCCAGGTTGTCAAACCTTCGTTGAATTCGGTGATGATGCGGTTCAATTCCTCATTGAACTCAACCCGAAGATTGTTGTTCACGTACACCCGTAGGCGCTCCAGCAGTTCGACATGTTGCATGCCGGTGCTGTACGTGAATGGCTGAATGTTGTTGAGCGGTCCTACTCTAAAAGCCGAACCCGCCATAAATCCCGAAATACCCATAGCCGCGTGCCCCTTCAAATTCGTTGTCTGTTGTGCCCCAAATACCCATGAACAGGGTTTCAAGCTGGTTGATGACGTCCATATCGGTATTCACCATTGTTGCACGCCATTCGGCAATGAGTATTGCCGCGCTTCCCTGGTAGCCGCTGGTTTCCGAATCCACAGAGCCGGCGTTGCTGTTGGTTTGTGTTTCGCCGCTGGTGCCTTCGGCCGTGGTCTCGGAAATGTTGTCCTGGGCGGCTTCGGCATAATCGCCGTTCCCTTGGAGCATCATCTGTGGGAGGTTGGATGATACGGCGCGGGATTTGCCGTTGCTCTTGCTCGTGGTGTTCCCTGCACCGGTTACGGTGCCGTTGGATTCGGTGCCGGATACTGTTTTGACTGACATTGTTTTCAGAGGGTCGAACTTCACCCTCGATGCCTCATACTGCTGATTCCAGTACGGCATGATTTCATTCATCTTGCGCCGCATGAACAACCGGAACAAGGAAATGGTTTCGGTGCAAATTTCCCGATTCCAGAAATGATCGATGATTTTCTGGTTAAGCGCCGTGCGGTATTCTTCATCGAAAATGGGGTAATCATTCAACCCAATATCCGGATCAATTTCCAACACGTGCCGCAACTCCATTGTGAAATCAGCCACGTTTCACCATCCTAAACTTAGATTTTTCGCATACTTCACAGAAAACCAATTCCACATAACCATGTGGAGTGTAATAGGTTTTCAGCCACACCCATTTGTGCCGGTGAAAAGGTGAGTGCATTAGGAAACTGCTTTCATTGTCGGAGCCGTGCTAGTTCCCTCCGCCGGGTCGGCGGCGGTACCTGGCACTGTGGTGTCTACCATGTCGTCAAAGATGACGTTGATGTTGAGGTTGAACATTTTGTTGATTTTGTCGGCGGCGGATTTGCGCGCCTTCAAGTGGATGTTGCGGGACGCCTGGACTTGTTCATCGTTGGCCGATACTTCATCGGTCACGAGTCTTTCTTTCTTGTCCTGGTTCGCATTATTGAGGCCCAACAAACCCATGCACTCATTCCATTCTTTCGATTTGACTTCCAAAAGTTTGGGCAGGTTTTCGGGGTGCGCGCCCACATCGAGTGCCTGAACCGCGCCAACGTCGAGTTGTGTTGTACCGAAAATGAATGGGTCGCCCTGCTCCACCTTGCGCATAATGTTACCCCAGGTGGTGCGCTGTGATTCGTCCACCGTCACCATTTTGGTAATACGCAAATTCTTTACGTTTAGTTCGATGGTGCGTTCAATGTTCGCCATTTTCATGCTGAACAGGTTCACTACATCGGTGTCAGGGGTGCGCAACGCATTACAGTAAATCGGCACACATTCGTCATCCTTGAGTGTGACCGATTCAAACCCCTGCCCCATGCCGAGGGTGGTCCACTCGGTAGGGTTGTCGTAGGCGTTGATAGGGCCGGTGCCGGCGGCGCGCGCCAACATGAACTTACCATTGACAGGGTGTTTGTAGAACAGCGTCACGCCATTGTAAAAGGTGTTGATTTCCAGGAACCGGAGAACTTCGCCGTCCATTTCCTCCGGCATGTTTTCCCACTTGAACCGGTTCACACACAATTCCGTCAGGTGCCGTTGATACATGCGTTCCGTCAGCACCTGCTGTTGGATCACATTGTTGCTGGCGTTGGTGAGCGGCCTATCTGGCCGGTAATTGGAATACTTCAAATCTGATCTGCGGCTACGTCCACCCATTACAGCGTAATTCCTTCCAGCGGCGTATTATCCGCAATGTCAATGGTGCCAATGTTGGCGGGATTACTCCACACAGTAACACCCTTTTCAAAGATTCCCCGAATAGCTTGTTTGTACTGTTCCGGGCACGCGGCACCGGTAATGTACGTTTCTGAGAGTTTCCAGTACGTGAAATTGTTCATCACCATAAAGTTGGCCGGCATTGTTCCGAACTGGTTTGTTTGGTACCCGTACCGGAGCATGTATTCACCTACAGCGCGTAACGCCGCACCACCCAACATTTTGACTTTCAGGTCATACCCCCACTTGTACAGCGCCAACAGGAACGCATCACCGCCCACCTGCCCTGATGTGGTTGGTTGAACAAGTGCCATGTCCTGAATTTTTGCCTGAATGCCGGCAATGTTGTTTTCGTAATCACCCTTGTTCACAAACTCAGCAAGATCACGGTTACTATCCCGCTGATAGCCGGCATTCTTGTTACCGGCCGCGTTGGACTGCGCCGATGCCTCGGTACTGATCTGCATGCCCTGGGTGTTCTGGTTTGTCTGAATCGCCCAGTTCGCGGCCGTGCCTGCCGCGCCCGTAATGGCCCCCAGGGCATCCCCGCGCCCCGCCGCACCAATAAGACCTGTAGCACCGCTCACGAGGGCGTTATAACCGGCCGTCTCGTTGGCGAGGTTCGCCATGCGCTGTGCCGCGTTAATGCCTACCTTGTTGACTTCCTTAGAGGCGTCAATGCCGGAGTTGGCTTGACCGTAGGCGGCCATGGCACCTGCCTGGGCACGCTGTTGACCCCAGTCGGCGGCCTTGTGCTGGAATGCAATACTGTTGGCGTTCGCCGCCAGGGAGGCAATAGCGCCATCGTTGACGATGGAGAATGAGGGGAAATTCAGAATGCCGGTTTGCATGTCGAGAAATTCGCCGCCATCATTCAGGACCCCCATTTCATCCACTGTTTCGGGTACACCGAAGGCGTTGTACCGGTACGGGTAGAAGGCGAGGCGCGGATTGGGTGGCGCAAAGTGCGGCAACTCCATCACCGTCGCGTTGGGATCATTCCATGACTCCGGCTTCAGCAACAACGGGGTGCCGGTGTACGAGGTCATTTCCACCACACAATACGGGTAGGTCAAGAGTTTTTTCAGGTGGCTGTAGCGGGACGGCAACAGGGTCGGATCATCCCGCCAGTTCGGTGCCACAGGTGTCTTGCGCCGGTTCAATGACCGTGCGTCGGGGATGGTCGCAAACGCGGTGGTGCCAATGTTCACATCGGTGCCGCCGCTGAAATAGATCCCATTGGGCGGAACCACGCTGATGCTCATGATGCCCTGTGTTACCCACGGTTTATCCTTGAACTCCAACAGGAACTTGGAGAACTGCACTGTGTTGAAAATGTAGACGGTGGCACCGTTGGGCAGGTTCTCCCACCGCGAACCGGGGCCGGTGGTAAGGTTCGGATCATCTTTGGTGCCGGGATCATCAATGGACAAATCCGTTGCCGAAATCACCATAATGTCGTAAGAGCCCTGGGTGTCGTCAATATCCGCGCCGCGCGCGTGTGCCACCTGCTGAACATACTGCTTCATGATGCGGTATTCCCCGCCAATGTCCAGACCCTCAGTAACGGTCAGGTATTCGCGGCCGAAATCATCGAACGCGTTTTCGTTGGCAATGCCAATGTGGCCGCGCTCAATGTAGCAATTACCAAATGAAATGCCGTATCCGAAGGTCTGCCACACATCAAGCTGAATGCTTAATGCGGTGGTGTTGGGTGCGAGCCGGCGAGGCTCGTTGATGAAATAGTAGAATGATTTCGGGGTGTCGCCGCCGGTGATGGGCTGTGCCGGATTGAACACGCGCAAGTAATTGTACTTGTACACAGTGTTCAAGGGCAGATCAATGCGGATAGGTTCGCCCGGATTCGCATAGGTCAGATTGTTGAGTGTGATCTTCGGTCCCTGGGAATTGTTCAGATACGTATCAAGCGCCGCTTGATTCTCGAAACGCACAATATCCCGGTAATCACTATTCCACGGCACCGTGCACAACATCACCACCGTACCCGGCGACCACGCCGCATAATTGAAGTCGAGTCCAAAATCCCGTTCAGTCGGGAGCGTATTAATCTGATTCACAGCATTCCTTTAAGTGGCGGCTAATTTCCTACCACCATAGCATCACACAAGAAAACCCCCACCCTTGTCGGGTGGGGGTTTTCTCTGAGCGCCACATGCCCCTTGTGAACTCAACCCCGGATGGTGTAGTTCACAGGAACAATGTACCACTAATTACAGCTACGGTGTTTCTTCATCTTCCACACCGTCGAACGTATCCGGTGCCACACCAACCACGGTCAGTTCTAGCGTGTCGGAGAACACGGCACCGCCGGTAGTGATGGCCTTCACCGTCAGGGTCACGGCCGGGTCATTATCACCCACGTGCAACTGGCCCTGCTGAGTCACATACGTGTTGGGCGACTGGTTGCCGGTGAGCTCCCACCGCACACCATCATTCGGGCCGGTCGTCACACCGCGCGACGTGAGCGTGTAGATTTCGCCGCGCTCAACCGTGGTGACGCTCGTGTCGTCACGGTCATAGGCGGCAACGGGCACAATGCCGGTCACGGCGGGTGC